GGTAGAGTGGCTGCCTTACAAGCAGTAAGTCATTGGTTCGAATCCGATATTGCCCACTGAGAATAATATAAAAAATGTCTTTAATTTATATTGAAGATGATTTTCTTTCAAAAGAAAATTGTATAAATATCATCAAGTATTATCAAAATAATTCTTCAGAATTTGCGGAAAGATATGGTAAGACTTATCCAATAAATATAACAGATAAGTACTTAGAGTTTAAAGAAATAATCAATAAAGTTATTAGACTTTGCTTTTTTATTTCAAAGGAAAAAATACAACTTCAAAGATCTGAAATTGTAAAGTGGCCACCTGGATCGTATATGAAAAGTCATTATGATCCACCTTCTGATGTATTATCCTGCATAGTATATTTAAATGATGATTATGATGGTGGTAGCACTTGTTTTTCTGAGACTTTTAAAGTTCAACCTAAAGTTGGGAGAACCTTAGTTTTTAGTAATTCAGAATATATTCATTCAGTTGAAAAAGTTGATAATAATTCAAGATATACAATGGCTTTTTGGTTTACTAAAATACAATAAAATATTTAATATTAGGTGTTTAAGATGTTAGTAGTAAGGTGCAAAGATTGCAACAAAGAAATAACTAGTCATCCTACAAAAACTCAGTGTTGTGGGTGTTCAAATATGATGACTGTAAAGGGTGATGGTATTTCTGCAGTTGACTTGAGTAAGGTTGTTATGGTAAACTCTATTCAGAAAGAGCAAAAAAATGTTCTTTCATCAACAGATCTTGCATATCAAGAGGCAAGAAGGCAACGTAAAGTCCGTAAACTGGACTTTGAAGTTCGTTAAAAATTTGGAAAGGTGGTCGAGTGGTTGAAGGCTCCAGTCTTGAAAACTGGCGATGTGAAAGCATCCGTGGGTTCGAATCCCACCCTTTCCGTTTTAAGATAAATTACAAATTTAATAATTTCTTTAACAGTGTTACAGTATGAACACAAATGTTGCACATCAAATAGTTTTGATTAGTATATAGTAGTAATACGAATTAAAACCTATGGATCAGCACACCTATACCAATTGGGTGAAGATCAAGGAGACCTTCGAACAGTCTGGTAATACAGACAATATGTTTTACAAAAGAGCAGTTGAAATTGTAAAAACTCGCAGAGATCCTCTTGCAAAGTTTCTAGGAGATGAGAAATGATGGAACCATTTGATGATGATTATGTAACACGTTCTGAAGTTCGGGAGATGATTGATGCAGCAATACGACGACACAACCGTAATGCTTCTATCATTAGTATGTGCGTCGGTTGGGTGGTTCTTGCTTTATTTGCTGAGGGACTTTTAAGACTCGTTGGGGTGATTCCACCTCTACTTCCATGGCTCAAAATCACTCTGAACTAATTTTTTTAGTTCCTTGGTTTGTTCTTTTAGTCATTTCTATATCAATGTTTGTGCAGGGGTGGATGATTATGAATGCTCATCATGGATATTCAAAAAGTCCAAAAGTAAAACATCCAGAACTTAACGACGTTAAAGCAGGAGATCCCTTACTAGTGGTTAGATTTACAGACGAAGACATAGCAAAACTGCAACAAAGAGTCACTGAGAAAAAAATGCAAGAACTCTTTGAAGAGCCATCCACTTATGAAGATGAAGAAGATGATGATGACTGAATGGATAGAGTTCATTAATTTTATATCAGATCTTTTATACATGTTTGTAGCATTTATGTGTGGACTCATTATTGGATATATGCTAGGATCAAACAGTTAAATTTATTGATATGTCTGAGATTTTAAAAGCATTCCCAATTAATATTTTTAAATCAAAAGTAAAAAATAATGATTATCTTAAAGAATTATTGGTAGGTAAAATTTCTAAAAATTCGGAAAAGTTAAAAACTCCTGATGGTTGGTCAACTAATAATATTAAAACATCCTATATGGGAGAACCAGAAGGATCTGAATTATTTTTTCCAGGATCGCAATATGTTGAAATTCTAAAAGAAAATTATTTAACAACTCTCGATGATATTTTTGATAGGGAATATTCTGTTCTTATCTATGATATGTGGTATAATTATTATACTGATGGTGAATACCAAGAAGATCATAATCATTTAGGATCAGTTTTTAAACCAATACATTTTTCATGTATTCATTTTCTTTCTTTTGATTCATCTCAGCATGTATCACCACACTTTGTTGATCCATTAAGTCAGATTAGAACATTCAGTTTTGAACTAGATAAAACTGAATATGATGATACATTTTTTCCACAAATTAAAGAAGGTGATTTTTTAATGTTTCCTTCCTACCTAACACATGGAGTTTCTCCATGTACAAAAACTGATTATCCAAGAATAACTATATCATTTAATATAAATATCCATGCATACGGTGAAGAAAAATTAGAATTGTATTGATTAGATATGCTTTTTAAATTAGTGGAAACACTTTCTCAAAGTCAAATATGGTTAGGTATGTGTGGATTTGGCTTGACTATTGTTCCGATCATTGGTATAATGATCGTACACAAGGAAAAGAATAACGGGATGTAGCGCAGTTTGGTAGCGCATCCGCTTTGGGAGCGGACGGCCGCAGGTTCAAATCCTGTCATCCCGATTTTTCCTTATACATACTATTGATAATTATAAAAAAGAAATGACTGATCAAGAGAATTCTAAAGAAATTATTGAGCAAAATTCTTCTGAAGAAAATTTAAGTTCTGAAGAAAAAGAATTAAATCCAATCATTAGTCAAAATGATGATTCTGATGAAGATACTGATCCAGATGACGAACTTGATGAAAATGGTAATTTAAAGCTTATACGTGAAAATATGATCGGTGATCATAAAGTAGCATCGGCAGTATTAACTTTTGAAGCGCAACTACCTGATTATATTGTAGAATTAATCGATAAAAGAATTTCTCAATTAGAAGAAGATGATTGGGAATCTGCTATGGTTGGAACTTCTGAGCAAGGTGCTGAAGTTCCAGATATTAGAAAGTGTGATGTTTCTTGGTTAACTGAACTTGATTGGGTATCTACTATTTTCACTCATTATTTCCGTATTGCTAATAGAGAGCTTTGGGAATATGATCTTACTGAAATGGAAGAAATTCAAGTAACCAGATATAATAGAAATAATTTTTATGGATGGCATTCTGACTATGGAACATCGGGAGATAAAACTCTAACAAGAAAACTTAGTGCAAGTATTGTCTTAAGTGATCCCAATGATTATAGTGGTGGAAAGTTACAGTTTATTGACTGGCATGGAAAGGTAGTTACAACAACTAAAAAGAAAGGATCTATAATTATCTTTGATTCTAGAACTCCACATAGAGTAACACCTGTTTTAAAGGGACAAAGAATTTCTCTTGTAGCTTGGATGTTGGGACCAAAACTAAAATGAAAAAGTTTACAATGGAAGAATTTCAAGAAGATTTTGATAACCTTATGGAAAGGGTTGAAAATGGAGAATCACTAATGATTACAAGTGAATATGGAAATGCTGTAATGGTTCCTTACTCTCAAGAAATTGAAGAAATTGTAAAAATACATACACAGCATAATGATGCATGTTAAATTATAAGTAGAGGATATTTAATCCTCTTTTCTGCTCCTTTAGCAATCTGGTGAATGCAGCGAACTCATAATTCGCCTGAGGCGTGTTCGATCCACGCAAGGAGCATGGGACAGAATCAAATCTGTCCATCTTGACTTCCCCAAGTCAAACCCTTATAATACTAAGGTCAACATTCAAAACAATGACTCTTACAGCAAAATTCAAGAAAGACGTTCAAACCCTTCGCGGTGCAGCAAATGGTGATTTCTACCTTGATGTAAAGAATCCAAAACTTTATAAAAAAGTTCGCCGCTTCTATGAAAACGAAGGTGTAGTGTTTTCTGGTGATCCTTTGGATGATTATGAAATGCTTATGGAATATGTTCTTGCCGATCTGGAATCTGTTGAAGTAGCATGAAGACCAAAGTTCTTTTTGAACGTGAAGGATATCGCTTTGTAGACGCCGGTATTCTTGAAATTAACGGTAAACCTGACTACCGTATGCAAAAACAAAACGAATATACCAAACGCTGGAATGACATTTATCTTTTTGATAATGGTCTACAATGTACTACTGCAATGGAAGACATTGAGTATGCGAAATGGTTAGATCCAGATCGAGTTCCTTGTTATGTGAAAGATGATGATGAGGAATAAATAATTCTAAATCTTTGTCTCTTAAATATGGCTAAGAAAAAAAATTTATCAAAGGATAAATCTCAACCTAAAGATGAAATTAAAGTTGAAGTTGTTGAAGAACAAAATGTTCAAACTACTACTCCAACTGTAAGACCAGGAAGTTTTGCTGAACTACTTCAAAATAGTCACGGATAGACTTTAAAAGAACTGGTGGAGTCAAATGACCCTTTATGTCCTCGTCGGATTGGACATTAAATATGCCGACTGGTGTGGATGGGGAAACCCCGCCTGGTTTCCAATTTCCAGTTAAAAAATTGGTGGCGAGCCTGTACAACTAAATAAATCGTTTCAAAGGGGTAAAATAATTTAACCCCTTTATTTTTTTATGTATTATGGATATAGAAATAGTAGACAACTTTTTATCTGAATGTGAAGCAGAAAAGGTTCTAGAAGAATGCTATTCTGCAAACTATTTTTATGGAGAAACTGATAGTGAGTTAAATTCCGAAAAAAAATTTCCTCCAACTGGGATGGTTAGCCATCTTGATCCTGATGATTATATTTTCAAAGTAATAAATGAAAAAATACAAATTAAATTTCCAAGTCTTTATTGTGGAAAAGTAAATATTCGTTCTTATATAAATTGCTATTCTCCTAGAGAAGTTTCTTACTTTCATACTGACTGTGATTCTTCTTCTGAATGGTATGATTCTGGATATACTTTACTGTATTATCCAAATAAAAAATTAGATATTAACGAGGGTGGAGAAACTCAATTTTACATTGATGATAAAATTATAGGAATCCCACCAACTCATAATAGAATAGTTAAATTTAAAGTACCTATCTTACATAGAGCTACTCCTTTTCAAAATCATCATAGATTTTCTATCGCATTCAAATTTATTTCTAGATTTCAAAAAGACAATATTGCATTATGAAGTAAACTTTGGTATGATATATACTGATGAACAATTTTAATTAAACTATGGGTGAGTATAAGAAGACAGCACTTGTTCTTGGTGCTGGTGGATTTATTGGAAGTCACATGGTAAAGAGGTTGAAATCTGAGGGATATTGGGTTCGCGGTGTAGATCTTAAGTATCCTGAGTTTTCTGTTTCTGAAGCAGATGAGTTTATTCAAGGTGATTTGCGCGACATGAGTTTTGTTCGCCGTGTCCTTGAATTTAAAGGAGAGCAGGGTAATTTTTACGCTAGTGTTCCTTATCGCTGCATTCTTCCGTTCCACGAAATCTATCAGTTTGCTGCTGATATGGGTGGTGCAGGATTCGTCTTTACTGGCGAAAATGATGCCGATATCATGCATAACTCGTCACAAATTAACCTTAATGTTCTTGAGGCACAGCGCCAACTGAATGAAACATTTGATGGAGTTGATAAAGAATGGACTGTGTGTAACCGTCCTGTTCTAGATTATAAGACCAAAATTTTCTATTCTGGTTCTGCTTGCATGTATCCAGAGCATAATCAACTTGATCCCGATAATCCAGATTGCCGTGAAGAATCAGCATACCCCGCAGCACCAGATTCTGAATATGGTTGGGAGAAACTGTTCTCAGAGCGGTTGTTTTTCGCTTATTCTCGTAATTATGGGATCCCTGTTCGGGTTGCTAGGTATCATAATATCTTTGGACCTGAAGGAACCTGGGAAGGTGGACGAGAGAAAGCACCTGCAGCAATCTGCCGCAAGGTTGCATACCTTCCAGAGGAAGGTGGAACCATCGATGTGTGGGGAGATGGCCTACAGACTCGTTCCTTCTTGTATATTGATGAATGCATCGAAGCAACACGTAGAATGATGGAGTCGGATTTCCAAGGTCCTGTTAATATTGGTTCTGAGGAAATGGTTACTATCAATCAACTCGTAGATACTGCTGCTAAAGTTGCAGGAAAAACTGTAGAAAAGAATCACATTGATGGTCCTCTTGGTGTTCGTGGTCGCAATTCCAATAATGACCTTATCCGCGAGAAACTAGGTTGGGATTATTCACAAACTCTAGAAGAGGGAATTAGTAAGACATATAATTGGATCTCTGAACAAATTAAAAACAAATGAATAAAACAATTACTGTAGTACTGAATGCATATAAGCGTTCTAATCTAAAAGAACAGGTAGAAGCAGTTCGGAGTCAGTCTGTTCCAGTAAAAGAAATTTTTTACTGGCAGAATACTGCTCCTGGATTTGATTATGATGAAGATACTTATATGGAGCTTAATGCTGCATTGAGTAATTATAATTATGGAGTTTGGGCTAGGTTTGCTTATGCTTTAAACGCAAAGACTGATTATATTTGTGTTCTTGATGATGATACTATTCCGGGCTCTAGGTGGTTGGAAAATTGTCTTTCCACCTATGAAACACATCCTGGACTTCTTGGTGGTATTGGACTTAGGTTTAAAAATGGAAACTATGAGTTAGATCAACTTCCTGATGGTAAGTATGCTAGGTTTGGGTGGGATAGCAATCCTATCTGTGCTGGTAATAATACTAAACCCGAAGAAGTTGATATTGTTGGGCACTCTTGGTTCTTTGCTAGAGATCTTCTTTCGGTTTTTTGGAGGGAACTTCCTGCAGAACATTGGAGTATGCTTTGCGGGGAAGACATTCACTTCTCATACATGCTTCAAAAATATACAGATCTAAAAACTTATGTTCCTCCACATCCATCAGATGATCAATCTATGTGGAGTAGTTTAAAAGCAGTTCAATATGGTGGTGATCAACACGCAACTGCTAATATAACAACTCGTACTGGAGAGATGGCTAAATATCTTGCTCACTGTGTTGATAACGGATTTAAACTTTACAAGGATAGAAACTGATGGATTTGATGGATGCAACACCCTTTGAACCTTATATTGAAGTTCTGGGTAAAAAAACAAACAAGTATGCAAAATTAATTGCAGCAGCTCTAGATAAAGCTGTAAAAGATGAATCTAAACTTCCAGATTGGATTCTTACTCTTAACGGAATGTCTGGAAAGAGGTATCGTAGGTTTATCAATAATTTAGTAGAATCTATTGAAGATGCCAGGTATCTTGAAGTTGGATCTTGGAAAGGATCAACTGCAACTTCTGCAGTCTATGGGAATAAAGTGAAGTCAGTTTGTATTGATAACTGGTCTCAGTTTGGTGATGTTCGTAATGCTTTCTATGAAAATATTCAACGTTGCACAACTGATGATACAATTGTGGATCTTTATGAGAGTGATTTTCGAGAGGTTGATTATAATTCTTTAGGAAAGCATAACATTTATTTTTTTGATGGTCCTCATGAGGAGCAAGATCAATACGACGGTTTGGCTCTAGCTCTACCTGCACTTGATGAAACATTCATTCTTTTGGTTGATGATTGGAATGATCCTC